TCGCGGCTTGTACGGCTTCTAAAGCCCTCCGACGGGCATCCTCGTTTGTCAGCGGGATCAGCATAGTTCCTCCACCTTGCACTGCCACCTGTTGCCTTCCTTGTGCCAGCCATGAATCTGGACTCTCCACCCTGCGCGAACCATCTCAGGGTAGGCATCAGAGTCCTGGATTTTGTGTCTGCGGCTGCTCATGTTGGACTTGCTGGTGACCTGCACTGCAATGGTTTCACCAGCACCGATGGCCAGGATGTCTATGCAGCCAAACAGGTCATGCTTGCGCTTGGTGAACCCGTTGTAATGCTCGACGATTGCGACCTTGTACCCGTCACCCTCCAGCAGCCACTTAGACCTAGCTGTCAGGGTGGTCACTTGAACCCCGCAAATTGATCGACAGTGTTGAAAAACCCCGGAACAAGCCACTCTTTGCGAACCTTGCCACCAGTCAACTCCTCGATCTGGATCGCCCTGGGCAGCGGGACTTTGCCAGCTTTCCTCCATGAGTACAGGTTCTGACGGTGGAGCTTGAGAGCAAGACAGAGCTTGCCCTTGCCGCCAAGGATGGCAGCAGCGTAGTCGAGAGCGTTAGAGACGTTCATTGTGTTACCTCCTGACCACATTACAACACATTGCCAATCGCTTGACAAGCACAACAGACTGCCTTACACTGGCTTCACCTTCAACAAGGAGCACAACATGGAAAACGATCAAGACCGTTGGGAGTACGAGGTTCAGCGCCACCAGGAGTCGGAAGAACTCAAGAGCAAGGTGATCGATGCTCTGCTGTGGGCTATCTCGTTCTCGCTGCTGATGCTGTTGTTCTGGCTTGCACTGGCAGCATGATCAACGACCCTAACTTCGTCTGGCGTAGCAGCGCAGCAACAGACGTAACAATCACATGGCGCAAGTTTGGTTGGACACCCATCTCAGAAAGGACAGACCATGAAGCAGATCGCATCCGCGCTCGTCAAAGCACAGCGCGAGTTTGGGCCAGCGTTGAAGACTTCCAGAAACCCTCACTTCAAGAGCAAGTACGCTGACCTTTCAGCGGTAGTCGAGGCTGTCATTGACGGTCTGAACAACAACGGGATCGCTCTGATCCAGCAGACGCATGAGTGCGAGTCTGGTGTCATCGTAGAGACATTGTTGATACATGAGTCCGGTGAGCAGATCAGCGGAGGTCGGCTCCACGTTCCTGCAAGCAAGCAGGATGCTCAGGGATACGGGTCTGCGCTGACCTATGCTCGTCGCTACAGCCTGATGGCAACCACCGGCATCGCTCCAGAGGATGATGACGGTAACGCTGCCAGCAAACGTGAGACGCTGAATCCTGATGTGATTGCTCAGATCATCCTCAACACTCAGACGATGGATGACCTCAAGTCCTGCTATGCAAAAGCCTTCAAGCAGTTCCAGGGTGATCAGGCTGCTCTGGCAGTGATTGAAGAAGCAAAGAACAAGCGTAAGGCTGAACTGATGGAGATCAAGTGATGAACCTACATATCCACAAAGTGATTTCTGTTGAGATTGATGCGATTGACACGCAAACAATTCCATCCGGGAAATACTCAACACGGAAGATCGTCGTCAAAACAACAAATGGACTTGAATTTGAACTAGTGCTTTTTGCAGAACTTCCGCAACACTTGGACGTAACGTCAGTCGAGCCTTACGATGAAGAACAGTCGCTCGACTACTTCAATCGCTATATGGCCGGAGATCGATGATGAACCCAAGGAAAGCGTTTTTCGACCGGTCAATCGCTGTTTTGGATTCGCTTGGATGCAAGTACAAAATCCAATCTGAATGGGGGGAATTTGGCACTCTTGAACTTGCAGCACCAAAAAAGACTCGCAACCAGTATCGTCCTAGAGGCTATCTAGACAGCATTTTTAGTCCAATGTTCGATGGCATGAATGTCGGAGATGTTGTGATTGTCAGATACGAACCGCTTAAAAAACTCAACGTATTCCAGTCGATTCAAGAAGCCGGAAAAACACTGCATAAATGGTTCTGTCGGCAGTATGGCACTGGGTCTGTCACATATCACACCAACAAAAAAGATCAGTCAATTGAAGTCATGAGGTTGAAATGATGGAACAGCGCAGCCCAGAATGGTTCGCTGCGCGTCTCGGGTCAGTCACCGCATCCAGGGTATCGGATGCTCTGGCTGGCCCAGACACCGCGGCAAGACGCAACTACCTCGTCCAGCTTGTCACAGAGCGTCTGACAGGCATACAACAGGAATCTTTCACAAACGCAGCAATGCAATGGGGGATAGAGACTGAGCCGTTTGCAAAGGTCATCTATCAAGCAAGCCTGAAAGGAGATGCGTTTGTTTCAGATGCTCCGTTTGTCAAGCATCCAACAATTGAATGGTTTGGCGCATCACCGGACGGGTATGTCGAGGACGGACTGCTAGAGATCAAGTGTCCTAATAGCACGACACACATCGACTACCTTATGGCTGGCAAAGTTCCAACCAAGTACCACAAGCAGATGCTGGCTCAGTTAGCTTGCACAGGCAGGGAATGGGTGGACTTTGTGTCGTTCGATCCTAGAGTTCCAAATCACCTACAGTTGTTTGTCGTGCGATTCCAACCCAAGAAAGAGGAGATACAGAAGCTGGAAGAAGGAGTGCAGAAGTTCTTGGATGAAGTCAACAAAGCAATGGAGGCTCTCAATGCCCGTCAAGTTTGATGTTGTTGCCGCGACTGGAACCTATACCGCCAAAGACGGTTCCGAGAAGAAAACCTGGATGAAGATCGGATCAGTCATCCAGACACAGAAAGGTCTGAGTCTCAAGCTCAACGCTGTCCCGGTTGGTTGGGATGGTTGGGCTATGCTGGCAGAGCCGAAAGAAGCACCGAAACCCAAGGCAGACTACGATGACGATCCACCCTTCTGATCCAGACTGCCAGACACCAGAGCAATCCCTAGAGCTTGCTTTGGTGTTGGATCAGGCTGAAATTTATCTGTGCAACAAATGCAACTGCTATCACATCCGAGCAATCACGGATGCAGCATCAGCAACGCTTGCCGACGAACATCAGTGACACGGCGCTCCCAACCTCGACCGAATGTGTCCCAGGTTGGGAGTTCCTGCAAGAACTTCAGCCGCGCAGCACAGTAAGCATCAATGACCTGACGCGCATCAGCAGCGTTTATAGCCTTCATTGTGACCGGCCCGATAGCTCCATCAGGCGTGACACCAATCGCCTCCTGTAGGAACTTTGCAGCCCTCCCAGGCCCACTGTTGATCGCAGTGTCAAACACACAGTAGTCGATCCCGGTCGGAAGATCGTCACCCTTCACCGCATCCCAATATTTCTGTCGGTAGAGCGGCATGACATCAGCAGGTGACAGGTTTCTCATGTCTTCTGCGCTGACAGGATGACCACACCACTTCTCCCAGGTTGCCTTTGTGCATCCAAGGTTAGTGATCCCACCAGGATCTTTCGGGTGGTCAACGTATCCACCCTCATGATGCAGCACAAAATCCAGACACTGCGGAAAGTTTCCCTTCACTTCTTAGCCCTCATGTCAATGATTTTTTCCAGAGTCCTGCCGCCGAAATAGAAGCTCATAATCAGCATTCCCCACTGACCAAGAAGCTCGACATAGTTCTGATTGGTGTCTTTGCCAAACGCAGACATCATGGCAAACGTAAAGTAACCAGCAAGGATGAAGATCAGCGTCATCGGTCGGATATTCTTGGACAGCCATGAGTCGCTGCCCATATCGGCCTTTAGCCGTTCTGTCAGATTATTCTGCTCTGCCTTGAACAACTCGGTTTCGTTAGCCATTTTAGCTAACTCACCGTTTTGCTGCATCAGCGCAAGCTCTGCTTGAGCTTTGGCTTTAGCCTCTGGATCGGGGATCACCTTATCGAGGATCTTCCCTGCAAACGGCAGCAAGGCACTAATTGCTGGCAGCATTGCGCTTCTCCAGTGCTGATGACAAAGATTTCCGGCCTACAACACCACCAATCGCGCCGATACACAACAACATAATATCTTTCAGGATAGCGAGGAATGCTTCATCAATTGGACTGATCCTCTCCATGTCATGCTCGACAAACAGCACACCACCAAGGATCGTCAGCACAGAAACAACAAGGATGCCGGTCAGTGACAGAGTGATAACTGCCCAGACTCTGACCTCGATTTCTTCGTTGGTCATTCCATTTTCTCAACGATGAATGCAATCATGTGATAAATGATGATGCCGCCCATCGCTAAAGCAATGCTGATGAAAATACCATCTGCACTCATGCGGATCAGTTTCTTGCGTCTACGAATCTGCTCGTAGATCATCTTTTCACGCTTTTCTTTTATACCTCGGCGCATCATGATGAACTCGTTATACCCTTCTTTTCCGAGCCACCACAGTTCACCCAGAGTGAACATATGCCGGATCTCTTCCTCCATCTGCTGGATCTTGATCTTGGCAGCATAGGTGTCGAAGGCTTCAGCAGTCGCTGATTTCTTCCACACCAGTTTCTTGAAGATCGGAGGAGGCTTGTTTGCATTCTCCTCCTCTGTCCTGATCCACTCTTGCAGATCAGCAACA